AGTTCGTTGGAAGAATGACAAGAACGTCATTATTCGTGAAGACCGCCCTCCATTTGATATCCAGTTCTCTGGTACAAACACCGTCACCTTCCTAGGTGCAGCAGGTGCTACATCAGGATTCTGGCAAACACTTGCAGCTCCAGCAAATGCATCGTTCTTCGATGTAACATGGGAGCTTCTATACATGGATGCTGGTGACGTAGTTGACCTTGACTTCGGTGGCTGCCAGTACTACGGATACCAGAGCTTTGGTGGAAACGGCGCAGATGGCTTTGCTATGATTCGCTGGTTCGACAAGGCAACACTCTAAGGAGATAGAAAATGGCTAGATTCGCACTCGTTGATAACGACATCATTACTCAAGTACAGGTTGCTGAGGATATTGATTCCCTTGGACCTCTTGCACTTCTTTTTGAAGTCGTGCAGGTTGACGGCCTATCACCAGAACCATCACGTGGTTGGACCCGCGCTGATGGCGTATGGTTCCCACCAAGCACACCTGAAGCAGCAAAAGAACTTTGGAACGGCTCTGGCTTTGAAGCAATCGAAGCACCTGCTGAAGAAGAAGAAGAACCTTCAAAGAAAGGCAAGTAACCATGGCCATTTCATCACAGCCAACAGTTCTAGCGCAGTCTAACGATGCTTACATTAACGTAGGTGTTACAGGCCGTCTTCAGACCTTTTCGGCAGCAACAGGTACACTATCTATCAACCCAACTAGCGGTTCATTCATCCGAATCACTAACTTGGTTGGCGCAGTAACAGTAAACTGGACAGGCGTGCCTTCTGGTTATGGTACTCGCTGGCAGGTTGAGGTTCGTAACCGTGGTGCTAACGCAGTTGCATTTAACGGCGTTACATGGGATGGCGGCTCTGCTCCATCTCTTGCATCTGGTACAAACGCATCAGTCCTAAGCTTCTACTCACCAGACGGTGGAGTAACTGTTTACGGACGCCTTGAGTTTGCAACCCTCGTCTAATATAGATTAGAAATAGCGCCCCGCCATCCTCCTGGGACTGGCGGGGCTTTTCTATTTAAGGATACAATTAATATATGAAAATAGCCGTATACACCATCGCATTAAATGAAGCACAGTTTGTAGAACGTTGGTACGAGTCTGCAAAAGAAGCAGACTACCTAATGATTGCTGACACAGGTTCGGCAGACGGTACTGTGGAAAAAGCCCGAGAACTAGGAATCACTGTCCACTCAATAAGCGTACGTCCATGGAGATTTGATGACGCTCGTAACGCAGCCCTTGCCCTACTGCCAGATGATATTGACTACTGCATCTCTTTAGATATGGATGAGGTACTCGAACCAGGCTGGCGAGATGAGATGGAAAAGATACCTGCAGGTTCTACCCGTATACGCTACAACTACACTTGGAACTTTAACCCAGATGGGACACCAGGCTTAACATTTGCTGGAGATAAGATTCATGCACGTCACGGATACCGATGGCAACACCCTGTACACGAGTGTTTATATACAGACCGTTTAGTTGAGAAAGAATACTGGAGTCAACTAGGGCTATGGCATAAGGCAGATGACAGCAAGTCTCGTGGTCAATACCTCCCTCTGCTTAAGTTATCTATAGAAGAAGACCCGCACAACGACCGTAACGCCTACTACTACGCACGTGAGTTATTCTTTCACGGTCAAATAGAAGAAGCCCTAGTCCAATTTAAACGCCACCTATCTTTGCCTAAGGCGCTATGGAAAGCAGAGCGAGCGTCCTCTATGCGTTATATAGCTAAGTGTTCTACAGATGAAGCAGAAAAGCTTAAGTGGTGGAAGCTTGCTGTTCAAGAGGAGCCTGCCAAAAGAGAAGCTTACGTAGAGCTGGCACAGTATCACTATGACAGTGGTCGTATTGAAGAGTGTTACATGTGGGCTAAGAAGGCAGTTAATATTAAAAACAAAAGCATGGACTATTTAAATGAGGCATTTGCCTGGGGTGCAACTCCCTATGACCTAGCTGCTGTATGTGCATTCTGGCTAGGAGAAAAGGATAAAGCCCTTGAATACGGAACCATTGCAGCAGAGTTAAGCCCTACAGATGAGCGCATAATCGGTAACCTTGAACTCTACAAGAAGGCGGTAGAAGATTGAGAGCTCACGCACCAGGCGGTCGCTTTGATGCAGACTTTGAAACCGACAAGGTACTAGAAGGCGTAGACGCAGACCTTAAGAGGCCTGTAGGAACTACCGCTCAATGGTTTATCTGGGACCCTGTTGCTACCGTGCTTGACCCTATTTATGATGTAGGACAAGACCTATCTACCGCAACTGGTGGTCGTATGTGGCGAGGCCCATTTGAATTACCAATTGTCAGAGCCGTAATTAAACAAGGTGGAGTAAAGAACAGTCAACGCGGTTACTACGGCGCAGACTCTTTACACCTCACCCTTAATGCTGAAGACGTAGAGAGAATTGCACCAGGGGTTATTGGTAACCCAGACCTTCAAGCTCGTGGTCGTATCCTATGGAAGGGCCAGGTATATCGCCCTTACTACATCCAACAGGCAGGCATTGTTGCTGAAAGATTCACCCTCTTGGTTGTAGAATGTATGCAGGTAATGGCCGACGAAATGGTCAATGACCCACAGTTCCTGGCACTCGCTGGGTATATTAAGTAGGAGAAGCTATGGCAATATCACACGCACGTCTTGCAGTTAATAACACAACCCCTGTTGCTGTAACAGACCTAACTGATACAGCCACTTCAATTACTATCTCAGTTCAAAACCTTGGTACAGGCGTTGCCTACCTAGGAACAGCTGGGGTTACCTCTACATCTTATGGTATGAGCATTGTTGCTGGTGGCGCGGTTACTATAGCTAACCTTGCAGCTAAAGATGAACTTTATGTTATTCATCAAGATTCTTCAGCTTATGTAGCAGTTTTGAGAGTAATACGATAATGGATATTCATTACTCTAACTCAGGTGGCGTAGGTCCACAGGGCTCACCAGGTGGTATTGGAAATACTGGACCAGCAGGACCTACAGGACCAGCAGGACCAGCTAGTACAGTGCCAGGCCCAACTGGGCCAGCTGGAGCAACAGGACCAACAGGAACTGTACCTCTTGATGTTGAAGTTTCTTATGTAGTAGAGGGTGGAACCTTAGGCACACAGCCAACATTTAATGGTGCACCTTTATTTACGGCTAGTTACGTTGGTGCAGGAAAACTAGTATTCTTTAATATTAACGTATTAATGACTAACATCACCAACTTTGGAACTGGTCAGTACTACATGACCTTACCTTTCCCTGCAAAATATAATGCCGTGGTAGGTAGCGGTGACCTTAAAGATTTTAGCACTGGAGATAACTACTTAATCCAAGGGCGTGTTGTTGCAGGCTCTACTCAAATGCTTCTTGAGTATATAGCTGGTACTGGAAAGTTAGAGATTTTTGACCATAATAGTCCAATTACTTTAACAACTCAGGACGGGTTTTATGTATCAGGAAGCTACATTAAACAGTAACTACGGAGAACCCTAACTAATGGCTAAAGATACAAACCCTTGTTGGGATGGCTACGTACAGGTAGGTATGAAGACTAAGGGTGGCAAGAAAGTTCCGAACTGCGTCCCCGCAGGTTCTGGCAAAAAGAAAGTCTCCAAACCAAAGAAAGCGAGCAAGTAATATGTGTGCTACATGTGGATGTATGGGAAAGAAGAAGGCTGCTAAGAAGGTCGCTAAGAAGGCGGCTCCAAAGGGCATGTCATCTAAGCAGAAGAAACTTGATATGGATAAAGACGGCAAGCTAGAAGGCTCAGACTTTGCTGCCCTACGAAAGAAGAAGAAGAAGTAATGTGCGCCACCTGTGGCTGCGGTAAGCCAAAAGACAAGCATGGTATGAAGACCCTACAAGCTGCTAATAAGAAGTTTGCTAAGAAGGCTGCTCCAGCAAAAGGCAAGAAGTCCTCAATGGTTAGAAAGAAGGGCATGTAATGGCTACATTTAACTTCGGCAAGTACACAGAGGCCAAGGATAAGAAGAAAGATGCCAAGATGACCAAGGGTATGACCCCAGCTCAGAAGGCAAAGTTTGAGAAGGCTGACAAGGCTCACGGAGCTAAGAAGAAGCCAAAGACAATGGCTGAAGATAAGAAGATTGACGCCAAAATCATTAAGAAGATTAAAAAGAAGTAAGACGCTTAGGGGCCCAAAAGGGCCCCTTTGCTTTATCCTTATAGTGAATCCATGCGGGATTCAAAGCTTCACCCATGCGTTGTACCTTGCGAAATCTAGGATGGACATGCCTAAAAAAGTATCATCAGCATCTGACACAGACTTCAGACGCGAGATTAATAAGGCCATTCCTGGTAATGCTGTCACTGCAGCTTTGGGAGCTTTGACTGTCGCAAATGTACTACTGGGGAGACACGTTGCTAAGCGTAGACAATCTCGTAGAGGCTAAGGCCTCCGAAGGTTCATCAGAAATGACTGCAGCTCTTCGTGAGCGTGCAGTAGCTGCTGGCTGGCCATCAGATGTAATCTCTCAAATGTCAGTTAACTTTGACGGTTCTAATTTAAACTACAACGTCCCCGATAAAGCATGGGACCTAGAATACGGTGAGCCTAATAAGTCCGCCCCGACCTCTGTTATGCGCGGCTTGAATTACCGACTACACGGTTTTATGGATGAAATCATAGACAACGAGCTCCTTGACCGCATGGTTATGGAAGACGAGGTGTTCCATGGGTAGCCCATTTATTATTGCGGAAGATGAAGCAATCAAGAACTACCTTCAGGGTATGGTTGTTGCTGATGAGAAGTCGGCTGCTAATAACGGCCCTACTGAAACAATTAAGACCCGTCCTGTAAAGGTCTGGTTTGGGTATCCAGATGTGGAAGCTCGCGCACAAGAGTTCCCTTTTGTAACAATAGATTTGATTGATGTTGTTCCAGCTAACGACCGCCAGGTTCAAGGAAAGTTACACGACGGAGATTACCTTGGAACTATTACAGCTGTGCCAGGTCTAGCTTACGAGTATGACTACCCAATTGCTTACGACCTTATTTATCAGCTTACAACATATGCAAGACACCCACGACATGACAGGGCTATCCTGTTTCAAATGTGGAATAAGTTTCCAGCCAAGTACGGCGTACTGCCTGTAAGTAATCAGTTAGGAACTGAGTACAGCAAGCGGTCTATGTTCGTGGATGGATATGCAAAGCGAGATACGTTTGAGGATGCGGAAAGTGGAAACCGACGCCTCCTACGTAACGTCTTTACATTAAGGGTGGTTAGCGAAATGACCCCAGCAACAGCAGCTGCTGCAATACCTGCAGTTACTCGTGTCAATCTTAACCTTCCAGTAAACAACCAGACGTCTATCCCTTCGGTCTACGAAATCTTGTAATAAACGGCAACCACGTATAATCTATTTAAGGAGATAATTTAAATGACCTTTCAACGCCCTGGGGTATACGTTCAAGAAACGTTAAACCCTATTCAGCCAATCGCTGGAACCAACTCAGAGTTTATTACAGCTTTTGTTGGTGAAGACGAACGCGGCCCAATTAACACGCCTACACTTGTAACCTGTTGGAACCTGTACGTAACACTATTTGGTTCTTGGAATCTTTACACCAACAACTCTATACCACTTGCAGTTTATATGTTTTTCTCAAACGGCGGAAGCTCGCTTTACGTAACACGTGTTGCAGCAAGCCCAGGCCTTTCTACACGCTCACTTAATGACCGAGCTGTTAGCGCCTCAGCAACTCTTCAGGTAGCTGCTAAGAACCCTGGTCGTTGGGGTAACGATTTAAACATCTCTATTTCTAACTCTGTTGAAACTGGATACTTTGACCTAGTTGTCTATAGCGGCGGTACAACAGACTCTAACGTTGTAGAGACATTTACTCAGCTATCAATGACAGCATCGGACGCACGCTACGCACCAACAAATGTTAACGTGGTATCTAACTACATAACTTTGACAGACCTAAACTCTTCAAACACTGGAACCACAAGAAACCCAGCTGTTGTTGTTAACCAGCCACTTGCTGGTGGAACAGTTGGAAACGCTGTTTCAGTTACTGAATACTCAGCAGGACTTGCAGCGTTTGATACAGTTCTTCAGTCTTTGGTTCTTAACTTGCCAGGTCAGACAGCTGTAAACGTTGTAAATGCTGCAATCAGCTACGCTGAAAGTCGCGATGATGTGTTTGTAGTTGTTGATGGAATTGACAACACCCCAGCAGACCAGCTAACTCTTTCAAACCAATACACAACAAGCTCTTTAGCTGCTGTCTACTACCCACCTCTTGTTATTACAGACCCAACCCTAGCCCCTGGTGCTACCACTGGTAGAACTTTAACTGTGGGTGCTGGAGCTGCTATAGCAGGTCTTATCTCTACCACTGATAACTCTCGTGGAGTTTACAAGGCACCTGCTGGTTTGCAGGCTCGTCTTGCAGGTGTTGTATCAACACGTCAGCTTACAAATGCAAACCTTGACTCCCTTAACACAGCTGCCAAGCCTGTAAATGCTATTCGCTTTATTCCAGGTTCAGGCTATGTAGTAATGGGAGCAAGAACTCTTAAGGCAGGCTACATTGATAAGTACGTACCAGTACGTCGTTCACTTATTTACTTACGTAAGTCTCTTACAGACCTTACTCAGTTTGCTATCTTTGAGCCAAACAACGAAGGATTGTGGCGTCGTCTAGACGCAACAGTGTCTTCATTCCTCACACAGTTCTGGTCACAGGGAGGCCTACG